TTGCTTCTTCTCTTTCTGAATCCTACGTAGGAATGCGTACCACGAGATTTGAGTGAAGTATGCAAATGCATTTGGTTTACCGGTACGAGTAGCAGTTTCAAGATTATAATTCTCGATTGCTGTGAGGCAGTTTTCTACAGCATCCATCACCATCTCTTCACGATACGTGTAGCGAACGAAGTTTGCTTTATGAGACAAACCCTCTGCGATCTTAAGAAAACATCTTGCAATGTAATCTGGAATCATTGGTTTAGAATTTCCTTTATCTGCTGCTTCTCTTGCACTGATAACATACTCTACGACTGCCGTTGAGAACTCAGCATTGTTGACATAATGTGGTTTGTCTTTTGGTTTCACTTTCATAGGCACCTCAAAAATAAAAATATTATACAGCAAATAAAAATCTTGTCAAGAGGGTTGACACGCAATTAGATTTGTGCTACCCTAGAGCTTAACTCGAAAGGGGGAATATTAGTGAATTGTATCGTCATCCGGAAGAGAAAAAGGAATAACATTATCTGGCAATTCAGGTTCTTTTCTTTGTTTACCTTCTTTTTTTAAGTTAGCAATCTGTTCTACCATTGATTTTAGTTTCAGTGCTTCTCTTCTATTATGATCTTTTATTCTGTCTTCTGCAATCTCATACATATCTTCACATGCTTTTAGATACTGAATAGTTAAAAGATCATTAGGAACAATGTGAGCAACGATATTACCTTTTTTTACAAAAAGAATTTCATGTGGTTTTTCAATGTACAACATCCATGGTCTAAACATGTACATTCTTTCAGCATTATCAAAAAGGTTTGTTTCAATTGCCATAGCATTTCTTACTAAAATAAAATCTTCTTCATCAGACCATTCCATAATCTCACAGATTATTTCTTCTCCTGTATTGAATCTAATGTGTTGAAGATTTTTATTCATATTTTTACTTTACTAAGTTTATGATTGAATTGCTCTTTAGTATATATTTTAATTCTTTCAGCACTATGTCGCAAAGTAAAATTTTCTTTTTTCTTGTGCCGTAAATCATCTGCTATGTCAAAGAGTTTGGTTTCTCTTCCATCATCTGAGACTCTGAGTCCTCTCCCAATAGATTGAAGTACTCGGATTTGTGATTTAGAAGGACTAGCGAATATAATATTATGTATATTACGAATATTGATGCCAGTGCTGAAGGTTCCCAAGGACGCAAGAACAATTGAGTTAGTTTGTTTTTCAACCACTTTCCTAACGAATTCTCTGTCATCGGTTTTCGTTTCTCCTGACACGTAAAATAATCTTCGTCCATCATCTTTCTTATCCTCTATAAGATCTTTCAAGACCTTACCGTGTTTCTCTACCAAATTAAATAGAACAAGTGTGTTACCATTAAGAGACAGAGCAAGGTTTCTAATAAACAAATTTCTTTTCTTGTGTCCAACCAAGAAATCAATTTCGTCATGGTATGTTGCGTTGTGTAGTTTTTCACGTATCTCATCCTCATATTGTAAAAGTATAATATCAATGTCTAAAGATGCTAATTGTTTTTTCTCTTGCAGTGCAGCAGTGGTAGTTACTTTATGTATTGGACCAAACAACCCTTTCAATACCATCTCGTTTGTTTCAGATCCGTCTAAGGTTCCGGTGGTACCAAATCTATACTCTGCGTTAGTTGCCTTGTTCATGATAGAAGACAAAGACTTTGCTTTGAACCCATGGCATTCATCGCCAAACACAGCACCGAAAGGTTCGAACCACTTTGCCCCTAACTTGTGAATAGACTGCCATGTAGTGATTACTACTTTCTTATCTGTTTCTTTGTCTTTACCGCTGTATATAAGATGGCAATTTTTTTCTACATCGAATCCGTATGATTTGAAATCATTATACATCTGTTCTACAAGTCCAGTTGTCGGTACGATTACCAAAACTTTTTTATCGTGACTGTCAAAATAATATCTCATGAGAAGATATATTATCATAGACTTACCAGACCCCGTAGGGGACACTAGAACGCCACGCTTGTTTTCTAATGCGTGTGTGAACGCATCGTATTGATAATCCCGAGGTGCGAATGGTAACCCTAACTTAGAGATCCATTCCATATTACGAAGATGATTTAATTTATTTTTATCGTAAGGGAGTCCATAATCAGTGTCGATGCATTTCGTCATGTATCCTTTTTGACCAGCAAACTTGCGGATCTCCTGATACAGACCGGCATTGATCTCTCCGTTCATACGATTGAACAGACGTATCTTACCGTCCCAGACCTTTCGTTTATACGGTTGCATAAACTTGTATCCGGGTACATAAAACGAGAAGTGATCTGACAACTCTGCAGCAACACCGCTGGAACAGTTCACTCGCAGCATGCTGTAGTCTTTCATCTTCAGTTCGATTGTTTCAAAATCCTGCTTCAAACTGTTTCCATCTTATCATGTTGCCAATCGTCTGATGTCTCCACTTAAGGTTCTCAACGATCTCTTTGGTAGTATCTATACAGGTCTTAAGGTACTCGATCTTTGCTTCGCTCTCTACGAGTTCCGGGTCCGCTTCGACGTAGTGTTCCATCTCACCCTTGAGAATCTTTAGACCATCAAAAGGATCCGGTTGCCAACCAAACTTTTCTATCTCGTCCTGCGATAACTTACCGTTGTACCACAACCACTTGTACTTCATAAGTTCTTTCTGTTTAAACTCTGCTTGTTTAAGTTTTAGTTTAAACTCAGAAAGTATCTGTAAGTATTTTGCGTGTAGTTCAGGGGTTTGACGTGATGCCTCGTCAATAGCAAGAGCATCGATGCGGCAGTCTTTTTGCCACATAGCATTAATTTGATCTAATGTCATTACAAACTCAAAAAAATAATTATATTATATTATATCATTCAAAGTTGAAGTAGTCAAATCTAAATGTCACAGGAAAAACAATATATTCAGTTGATTCAACGTTAAACTGAATGTCTCCCAAACTGGTGGGAAAGGCATTGACATATGTTATAAGTTTATTTGGATTGTTCGCAGACGATAGCACATCAACTCTAATATCACAATAAGATGTTGGTACCGGATTTTCTCTATCGGTAGTAAATCTACGAGAAGATAACTTATGCTTCTCATTGGTCATCCTTAACATCCAATCATATATTTCTTTGTACGATTCCATATTCTCATCGAGAAGTATGTCCATCGTAACACTACCATTTTCTATCCTGTTACCAGTAACAGCAACATTACCTAGACCCTTATACCCTAATTCAACGGAAGGTACCTCGACACTCGGGTGCTGTATCTGTTGTGCAAAGTATTGCAGGTGAGGATAGAACTCACGCGAGATCGTAACCTTAAATCCCGTTGCTGCTAAGTGATTAAAATTTGCTATTTGTTCGCCCATGAAAGTATTTATACCTAAAAAAAACCCCGCCGAAGCGGGGTTAAAACATTATTGTTTTTATTATTACAGGTCTTAGGCGAGGATATTGTCAACGCGGAAGATTCTGTAGTACTGGTTGGAGCGAACCGCTGCCAAACCATCAGGTGCTGCTGCTCCAACGAATGGGTTTGAAGCCATGCCGTAACGAGTCTTGAACCCGATACGTGGTTGGAAGTCATTCTCGCCTACTGCGCGTACCATCTGGAGAGGTACGTAAGGGCAGTAGAACACACCAGCGTCATAAGGATTCGTACCCTTATAACCAACAGTCACATAGTCAGCAACCGCATAAGGGTCGATGAACACTTTAGTGCGACCATTCAATACACCAGCAAAAGTATTACCAGTGTCATCTACGTTCAGAGACGTAGAAAGAGCAGGTGCATAATCGAGCATACCAGCAGCAGTCAAAGCAGTAGCAACGTCTGATGAACAAACGATGATGTTACCCTTTCCGCGACGAGTTTCTTTAGCGATTACGTTACACTCACGCTCTAATTGTACAAGGAGACCCTTGAACTTTTCAACTGACCAACGACCATCAGCATCCGTAGCAAGGTCAAAGATACCAGCAGTCTGGAGACCCGCTTGACGCGAACCAATCTTTGCTTGTGAGTTGATAGTACGGATAATCTCACGGTTGATTTCAGCAAGAATTTCAGTTGACAAAATGTTTGCCAATTCTGATTCTGCGTCCAATCCGTGGATTGCCTTGAGGTCTTGAGCGAGTTCAAGTGAGTACTCTGCTTTCAAAGCACGTGAACGTGCAGTTACGGTTGCTTTCTCAATGGTGAATCCCATTTCTGCGAAAGCAGATCCGTCTGAGTAACCCAACTTCTCAGCATCCGCAGTCTGCATACCAGCAGAAAGAGGAGGAGTTCCGAGACCACTGGGTGAATATACATCACCAGAGTCTACAATGCTTGAGTCACCACCGGGAGTCGTGTCAGATGCACCAACAAGACCTGAAGGACCACGGTTGCCGTCTTCTGTAGCAGAGTCCATATCAAGCGAAGAGTCACCTGAGTATGGTACATGAGGTTCTTGCAGACCAAGTGCTTCAGCACCCGCAGTTGCTCCGCCGCGAGTAGTCTTATAGACTGAACGCATTGCGAAGATAAGACCAGTAGGACCGGTCATAGGTTGTACACCAGCAAGGTCATATGCCATCAGGTTAGGCATAGCGCGACGAACGAGTGCGATAAGAACAGGGTTCCAGTTAGCACCAGTTGCAGTTGCAGTCGCACCAGTTGCACTAAAATTAGTGTTGGTAGGACCTTCCATAAGCATGCCTTCTTCTTTGGCAAATGCTTGTTCTTGGTTTTCGAGGATAGCGGCAGTTACTGCTTTACGATGAGCGTCTTGGATTACACCAGCAGACTCTTCGTTGAGTACAGGAGACCACTTCTCGACTAAACGATCATAAGTTTCCATTTATTTACTCCTTAGAGGTTTTCTTAAGGGCAGACAAATACATTTCCATAACACCTGATGATGCTACTTCTTTTGCTTCGCCTTCCCAATCTTCTACGATTTCTTCTTCAGAAACAACTTCTTTCTTGAAGTATGATTCTTTAACGGTTTTTACTTTCTGTTCGAATACTTCTTCAGATTCGAAGTCAAGTGAAGAAACCAGTGAACGTAACTTTTCTACCTGAGTGTCGGCAAGGTCACGTGCGCTCTCAGAAATGATTGCTTCACGCTGGTATGCTTCTAACTTCTCAGACATTTCCATTACAGATGCAGTTTGCTCGTTGATCTTTGACTCAAGATCTTCGACTTGATCTGCAAGTTCGTCAACTAAGTCAACTTTGGACTCGGGCACTTCAATGTAAGATTCAACAAACAAGTCTTTCAACGAGTTCATAAAACCTTCAGCAATCTCAGTACGCAACCCTTGCTCTACAGCAAGTTGGTTCTCTTCCATCCACTGTTCAACAACATAGTTGAGGTAGTTATCAACTTTCTCGACGAGATCGTCATGAATTGACTGTGTCTCTTCTTCGAGTTTTTCTTGATATTCATCTTCCAAGCGGGAGACTTCTTCCGCAATTTTGGACTTGATAGCAGTTTCGAAAATAATAGCAGTCTTTGCTTTGAACTCATCAGACAGCGTTGCTTCTGATTCGACCAATGCACTGAGGTCTTCGCTATAGTCATAAGTTGATTCGGTCTTAGGTGGTTTACCATCCGCCATGTTACCATTAGGCGCAGGTTCGTCCTTAGCACCCAACTTATCACCTTTACGTGCCTTCTGCTTCTTTCCGGTGTTTTCTGCTTTATCTACGGACGCAATAGATTCTTCTTCAGAACCTACAGGCATTTTTTCTGCTTCCTCAAGGGACTCATTCTCCGCAGCAAGTTCCATATCCAAATTCTCTTCAGACATGATTTACTCCTTATAGTTTGTTTTGAGTAACGAGAGGAAATTTTTATACTCACGCACTTGCGTCTCGTAGAGATCTTTGCGTGGAGCCATTTTAATTTCAGTCTCCATATTTTCAATTACTTGAGGTTCGATAACGCCATTATTCCATACCCACTCTACGCCTTCCATAATCCCATTAACAAAAGCAGCAGGTGCAGATGGATCTTGGACAATGTCAACTGTGTTCAGAAGAAAGTCTTCTTTCACATACATTGTGCCGCCTCGATTCTCAAGACTACCCATACCACGAGTTGAGACACCTAGTTGAACGCCACCTTCAAGCAAACCTTTTACAATCTGCCCCATAGGAGTATCCAATATTTGTGCCCTTCCAACAACATCATTACCTTCCCATTTGAGATCAGTAATGAGGTGTGAAACTTTATCTAGGTTGACAGTAGGACCCTCGGGATGATTTAACTCACCGACTGATCTTTTAGTGGCAACCTGTTCGTTGACATATTTGTCAACTGCTTTTTCCATGATCGGTCTAGGATAGATACGACCATTTCTATTCTTTGATTCTGCTTGTGCAAACACACCCTCGATAGCAAAGGTTTTTGGTTTACCATCTTTGCCTTCGGTGATAACAGTTTCAATCGACTGTTCCATGTATTCTGCTATTAGTTTCATCTACATTTCCTTTGCAAAAGCAACACCCATTTTCTCTGCTTCTTTCTGAGATCTATAGGTGTCTAGTTTATCACCATCGATATACGTGGTGAATCCCTTTGTATCTTTATGCACCATAACGGTATGAGACTTTACCTTCTTAGAGAACACATGGTCTCCTTTAGGCATTTTCTTTTCCCGTATTTGTTTAAATGTTTTCATTGAATTATTTATACAAAATTAATTTTTAGGAAAATGTTTTACAAACAACCAATAGTAAATATCGAACATACCACCGAGTTTAGGATCTCCGGGTTTAATATGATGCTTCTCGTGCAACCATTCTCCTGTGAGACCTAACACATACATAATCCGGTTGTCTCTTCCTCCCCAAGGTGATTTAAAATAATGAAAAGTGTAGTTAATTAATAACATATAGAGACGAGACACTAACACGATGAATAAAAAAACATCTAAACCAAAAAACAAAGACCAAATAAAACCTACCGCTGCTAGTATGCTCCAGTAATGAACCGTTTGAAAAATTAAATGCTTGTCTTCGACCATGTCTTTGAGATATTGAAAAGGAACTTCTGGCGATCCACCAACAGCAACATGCAAATTTTCTTTAAAAGATAATGTTGGTCCTGCGATATCACCATCAACATCAGAATATTTGTGATGTATTCTATGCCCTCCCGCATAAAACATTGCAGGAAGATTATGAAATCCTGCTCCAATAGTTAAAAAGATATATTCTAACCATTTAGGAGGTTGCCAAGATCTGTGAGAGAGATACCTGTGATAATAAACAGATTCTATACCTCCAAGAAAATGAGTAACAAAAAATATCCACCAAAGTATATGGTAGTTTTGTTGTAAAATAATAGAATATACAGAACTAATTGTTGCTGCTATAAGCAGCAACGAAGATATTAAAGTAAATTTACTGTAGGGGTTTGACCAAAGATCACGCAGTTTCTTCATCGTCCTCAACTTCTTCAAAATCATCTTCTTCAAAGTCATCCGGGGTCAAATCCACTTCTGTCGGTTCTTCTGCAGAAATTTCTTCTTGCTCTTCTGGTTCTTCTGGCATATCCGGTTCTACATCAGTGAAAATTTGACCAGCAAGTTTTGCTTTCTGCTGATCTAACATATCGCCTAGTCTTCCACCTACCATATCTTTGAAACTTTTTTCTGCTTGATTATAATTTTGTTGGTTGATGTGTTGAATAAAATCTTCGATTTCTTTTCTTGCGCTTTGCGCGTCTGTAACTTCTGGGTTATTTTCTATTTCGCTCATAGATTACTCCTATTTCAATGCCAAAAATTCACCGGTAGTTAATGTCTTATCTATCTTAGTATTAACAATAGATAAATCACTATCAATATTGTTTACAAGTTCTCCATAAGAACCTGATACTGCACCTGATCTTAATTGTGTCCAAACTCTTGATGCAATCGCAGCATAATCTGCTTCTGTTACTGAAGCGTTCGCAACTAATTGGTCAACCAAGTTCGAACGTGTCAAGTTAACCGATACACCTTCTGCAAACAAAAACGGGTTTCCACCCGCTTCTCGTGTGTAAATGTTACCGTTCACCGTGAGAATGTATGGTGTCTTACTTGCAAACGGTTGTATTCTCCATCCATTCTCTAAGAAGAATGTCGAACCAACGTTCAACGTATCGTTCAATGGTTCACCACCGATTGCACTAATTGCTTCTTCAGACGATGAAGCATACGGAAATTCTGGTGAATTCAACACCCACTCTTTCCATGCAGAATAAATGTCAATCTTTACATCAAGTTCTGTTACACCTTCATTTACATATATGAGCTTTTCAAATGCAGAAAACGAAACCTTTTGGTTGGAGAACTGATTAGGGTCCCAATTCCAATTGGTACCATATTGGTGATGAATAAATGCCATTACTGATTAAGTTCTTTCCACACAACGTTGAATGTTATGTAAGTTCGATCAGGTGCAGATGGTTGTGATCCACCTGGCTGGAACCCAAGATCGTCTC